GTGAAATTACCCGGGCTGTTAAGAACATCATTCGTGATTGCGTCCTTTCCCCAATAGATACCGAGACTCTACCATCATTCGATATCGAATACATCTTTCTTCATATCCGTGGCAAATCCGTGGGCGAGGAGATAGAACTTCAGTACCAACACACCGATGGCAAGAATGATATGGGCATAGAATGCAAGCATGTTCAAAACGTGGTTGTCAATGTGAACGAAATCCTATGCACACCACTAGAAGGTCATACCAAGAAGATTGACTTGGGTGGTGATATCATCATGGTCATGAAATACCCGACCATGAAAGAAGTTGAAAACGCCCAGAAGAAAAAGTCAGAGGTTGATTCACTCTTTTCGCTTATTTCAGCATGTGTTGAAAGTGTGTTCCAGGGTGAAACTCCATTCGAATTTGATGAGGCTGAAATGTCTGACTGGTTAGAAACTATGTCCAACATGCAATTCGAAAAGATTCAGAAATTCTTTGAAACAATGCCCAAGGTCCGGCACACCATCAAATACTCATGTGGTGGATGTAAAATGGAAACAGAGATCGACCTTGAAGGACTTGCAGGGTTTTTTACATAAGCCTCTCGCACGACAATCTGATAAACCACTATCAGACCAATTTCGCAATGATGCAGCACCACAAATACTCTTTGACGGAATTGGAAGGGATGATACCGTTTGAGAGGCAGATATATGTGCAAATGCTTATGAATTTTCTTGAAGAAGAAGCGGAACGGCACAACAAAAAATCATAAATAGTTGTATGACTGACACTGAAAAAACACCGACAGATAATGATGAAAAATCTACCGTGATAAAGAATAAAAATAAAAGAAGAATGGCCTGGGTGTCATTAATTTCCATTCTTATAGTGACTGGATTAATGATGTTTGCTGTCCCTATAGAACGATTAGATAAATTGAGTGACGTTGTGACTTGGTTCTATATGTCTATGGCTACAGTCATTGGTGCTTACATGGGAGCCAGTGTATATGCCCATGTTAAAGGGAAATAATAAAACCTTCTTTGCGTAATTTTTCTATGGTGTAATTCTTTACCTTTTTACCTATTGACTTCGATGCGGCATTCATACTAACGTAAACAATGCCATCAATAGTTATAGATTTACTTTTGGGTGAAGATAATTGCCTGGTTTTTTTACCAGCGGCGTCCATAGGACCTAGTTTTTTACCCTTACTCCATGGTACATAATTTTCCTTTTTCTTTCTCATTATTTCAATATTTTCTGGTGTATGTTTCTTACCATAGAAATGGTTGTCTTTTCCAGCAAGGGCTCCTGGGCCACCTAGTCTCATATTATAAGTGTTTGGGTTATCCACATATTCTTGGTCAACTATTCTCTGTTCTTCTTCAACAAGGCTTTTTCTATCAATATGAATTGAAATGATTTCTTTTAGGAAATTCTCTTTTCCGTATTTTTTTATCGCTTGTTTGATGGCTATACCAGACCCCATGTAACGATTATCACTCACAGGTGATGAAGAATTCGCGGTTGATCTTCTGCCGATATATTCTTTATTATTTGTTGTGTTGGTTATCTTATAAATATAGTGTAACATGAAAACCCCTTGGACTTGATATATGCAAGTATTTATAAAAATCAATAGTTTCACAACATGGGCTGGTAAGAAATAATGGCACTACCTACACTTCAGGAAGCAGGCGATAAAGCGTCGTCTGGTATATCTATTGGACTATTAGCAGCCACAATGGCAGCAACAGGCGGTAAGTCTCCTCTTGCAATGGGCGCGGCTGGACTCGCTGGCAAAGGTATAGGCGCCGGTATTGGTGCATTGACAGGTGGTAGAAAGCCTGGACCAGAAGGAACGACCGAGGCTGTCGATGAATTGGCCGAAAATGTCGAGCAAGTAAATGTAAATGTGACAGACCCCAAGAAGGGTATCTTTACCGAGATCAAGGATGTTCTGTTAGACATAGCCGATATCCTTGGTGGAAAAAAGAAAGACGGTGGCTCACCTGCTAAGACAGGAATGGCTAAATTAGCTGCCCGTGAAAAAGAATTAGAGGCTCAAAGAGCAGCCAAGAGTGGTGTTGAAAAAGCTGGTCCTGGCCCATCCCTTAAAGATCCAAAATCAATGTTGGGTGCATTAGCCCTCGCAGCCCTTGCATTTGTTCAGGGCTTCATTGGTGGATTTATCAGATCAACAAAAAGTATTCTCAATAGCATAGCAGCATTTTTCAAGGCTGACGTTCTATGGGCCAAGATGTTACCAATATTCAAAGGCATGAAAGCCAATGTTCTGTTGGCGTTTACCTCTGTCTTAGAAAGTGTCAAGTTGTGGGGTGCCGGACTGAAAGAAAGTAAATTCGGTATCGCTATTGCTGAATCTCTTACAGCCATCAAAACCAGCGTCAAGACATTTTTCACCTCGATATCAACCACAGCAAAAGCATTTGCAACAGGAATGAAAGAGAGTGCTTTCGGGACCGCCATTGCAGAACTTATCACAAGCGCGAAAACCTCAATAACAACGGGCATCACCGCTGTGAAGACTGCGTTGGCTGAAAGTGGTATCGGTAAATATTTCATCCAGATTGGTACTGATATCAAATCTCTTGCTGCGCCACTTGAAAAACTATTTGCACCACTGAAATCATTCTTTGCTGTTGGTGAAGAATCAAAGGGTCTGACAAGCATACTTGCTAAGATAGTCAAACCATTCAAGACCGCTATGGCGTGGGGTAAAACCATCGCCACAGAGGTAGGCGCATGGGCAAAAACATTTTCCAAAGTCACCGCTTGGTTCAAAACTTTCGGCGCTGTTCTTGGTAAACTTGCATGGCCATTGACCATCGTCATGGGCATATGGGATTCTGTCACTGGATTTATAGACGGTTACGAAAAGGGTGGTGCGTCTGAAGGCATCAAACAAGGGCTCATCAAACTCCTTCAGGGACTTATTGCTTTACCACTTGACCTGGTGAAATCTCTTGTTTCATGGATCGCTGGCAAAATGGGATTTGAAGAAGCCGAAAAATCCCTTGATAGTTTCTCTTTCGCTGACCTCATGGATGATATGGTAACCGGATTCTTCCGCTTTGTGGAAGATATGATCTTTGGCATTGTTGAAATGATAAAGACCTTCGACCCATCTGATTTCATAACGGGCGACAGTTTCCTAGCCAAGAAGTCCAGAGAATTCTTTGGTAAAAATAAGGAAGACAAAGCACACGACGAAAAGGTATTCGAGGTAGCCAGACAGAGAATTGACGCAAAGCGTGCCAAAGAAGATAAAGCTAAAGGTGTGGTACGGGCTTCAGTAAAAGCAGCCAAAATCGCTGAAAGTGAAGCAGCAACTTCATCAACCCCAGAAGGTAGTCTTCTACCCAAAATGAGTACGGCAAGTGCCCAGATGGCACCAAATGCCACGGCTCAAGGGAAAACGATCAACCAGACTTCTAATGATAATCGTGCAGCCGCATCAAGTGCCGCTGCCAATGTGATTGTCTCCGCACCCGTAAGTTCCAAGTCTAGCACCGTGGCCGCTCAAACATCGAATTACACAATGACCAACACCACTATTGATTCGGGTGAATCATCAATCGGTAGAGTCAATCATCACAAATGGTAATAAAAAAGGGCACCCCGAAGGGTGCCCCTTAGTTCGATTGAAAACCCTAACAATCAATCGTCAGCCGCCAAGCCCTTGAAAAAGGACATATCATCATCATCGGCACTGGATTCTGCCAGTGAGTCTGCCTCGGCTGTAGGCGCAGACGTTTCTTCTTTCGCCCAAGGGAGATCTTCCTCCTGGGCTTCTTGTGCAGGAGCCGGTGCAACACCAGCAACATTACCAAGAACCTTATCCATGCGAGTCTTTTGCTCATCAAAGGATTTGTAGTTTTCAGGCGCAACAAATTCTGCGAGAGAATGTTGGCTGTTGTAGATAGCCTCCAATGCGTCATCGTCTTCACTCAAAGCCGCAGCCTTGGCAAATGTTGACTTGTCGAAATTTCTCCAACCTTCAACTTTACGAATCTTCATTTTGAAGTCAGCACCAGTCCACAAGTTAAATGGATCGATGGCTTCCTCGTCGTCAAACTCTGGATACATCATATCATTGAGTTTGTCAAAAATCTTTTTACCATACTTGTAAAGAAAGACTTTGCCTTCGTTATCGGGATTGCCAGGATCTTTGACCACATAAATGTTACTCATGTAGTTCATCTTACGCTTACGGCCGGGGCTACCCTCGGTACCACTTACGATAGACCTGTTGGCGGGAATGTCGCTGTTCCATAGAACACCGTTGGCTTCACAAACCGGGCAATCTTTGCCGATGGTTGTAAGGCAATTATCAATGAACCAACCGCCTGGTCCTTTGAAACCGTGAGAGAACAATTGTACCCATGGTGCTACTTCGCCCTCAGACTTAGGCAGGAACCGAATCACTGCGGCACCATTACCTGCTTTATCAACAGTTGGTTGCCACATACGGTCGTCTTTATTTGAGGAGCCTTTTGAATCGAACTTCTTGGCTTGTTCGATAGTATCCGCAAGAGATTTCTTACGGTTCTTCTTCATTGCTGCAAATGACATTATCATTTCCTTTTCGCTGTTTTCGATTTATACGCTTATTTCGCTTTGGTACGCTTTTACTATTATTGATCATAACATGAATACTTCGTTATGTCAACACTTTATTTAGTTGTTTTCTACAAGTATCTCACGAATTATTTTCATATACTTGGGTTTCTCTACCGATAGAAATGGTCGGTACTTTTCGATGGTCTTTTTGATATCGGGCCAAACGTAGTCATCCATTGATTCATCCCAACGGGTCATGAACGAGGCACAGTGGTCAAGAATAATAAGGGTCTCAAGTGATAGCGAACCTTGTTGATATGCTTTGAATGCAAGCGGCTCCGCACCCTCAAACAACTCGCTATAAACGCCAGTCGATTCGAAAAGGTCTGTCACCTCTTGCTTGAACAAATAGCCCATCGACTCAATTCGTTTTTGCCATTGAGTATAGGCTTCTTCAGCCGCAGGACCAACGAGGTCACCAGACCACTTGATGCCAGGGCGAGAACTAAAATTGGCTACCAGGTAATCAATAAGATGATCACCATGATTACGAGATAACTTGACATAATTCCATTTGTCCTTTTTCGTCTCAAGGTCACCAGCCTTGGTCTTGCCATGATACTTGAAATAATCATAACTTGTTGTGAAATGAAGTTTCACCGCTTGAAAGGTAACCAGGGCTTCT